TAGTGTACTGCGATTGTCCGGGCACGAGCGTAATGGTCTGCTCAAGATTGGCATAGCAGAAAAGCTGCTCGTTGCTCCACGAATCAAGCATGTCGTTGAGCACTTGCAGCCCGCGGTTGGCGTCTGCGGTGGTGATAGGTTCGCCGGCCGCGTAGACCGCGATGCGCTGGAAAGCGTCTTGGATAATGTCTTGCGCGGTCGCCACGGCTTAAGCCGCCTTGCGGGGACGCTTGACGGGCTGGTCGGTTTGCGCCGCGGCAAGTTCGCGGGCTTCCATGATTTCAAGGCGCGCGAGATGTTCAGCCTCGTCCTTGACGATCACGCCGTCGACCCAAGCCGGGTAATCCTGATGCACGTAAGGTTCGGCCCCCGCTGCCGTATCGCCGGAGCCATAAACCGGGCGATAATGATTCGGATTGGGCACGTTGTTCGGGCAGTCTTCATACCCCTGCGACCGTGCGTAGTCCTCCTGATCGGAGGAGTGGACTTGGATCGGCGCAAGGTAAATGCCCCGGCTGTTTTTGTCGTCCTGCCGATCAATATACGGCGGCCGGCAATGAGGATGCTGCATCCATTTGGGCGCGATGCGGTTAGACATAACTTAGGACTTGAACAGGCCGAGGGTCTTCAGCGTGGCGATGACATCGCCAAACGTGTACTGCGTCGAGCCGATACCGCCCGTGGTAGCCGTATTGGTGAAAACTGTGGTGGTGGACCCGGCTGTTTGCATGGTCGAGTAACCGGCTGGCGTGATCGGCGCGACTGGCGTTGCGCCGAAAAAGGCGATCTTGTCCGGCGAGCCGGTGCCCGGCGCCGTGGCGAAGCCGACAATGCATCCCATATCGTCGCCGCGGGAGAGCTGGAGGGCAGTGTTCGATGCGTTGACGGAGGTGGTTGCGATACCCATGAGAGAGGCTCCTTAATGGCAAGTGAAGCGGTGGCGGTTATCGTGATACTCGTCGCCGGTCATAAGTTCGGCGGGCTTGCCTTGCGGAACTTCCGCGCGGCCAAAAATTGCGTCGTCGTCCCGGCCAGATCGCACCGGAACGATGTGCGGGTTGCGGATCAGCTTTTCATTACCCAAAGCTATCTGCCCATTTATGGCGACAAGCAACCGATCCAGAAATTCACGCGGCGCGGCTGGGCCAAAAGCGATGACCTCAACCGGACCGCCATGCGTTGATTTCTTCTCAACGTGTATCTGGAAAAGCTGCTCGCCGAACATAGGCGGGCCTTACGCGGTAAGCCGAACGGCCAGCTCTGGATAATACGTCGCCGTACCCCAAAGAATGTCCATGCGGCACGGGAAGTTTGTGCTGTTGATGTCGTATGCCCGCACCACGGTCATGGAGAGGTTCTTGACCATCTCGCGGGCCGCAAAATCCACGCCTTGCGGGAGTTCCATCGGAACCACTACCAGGCCGAACGCATCTTTGACGAAAGCGAGGTTCTGCGCATGCTGGCTTGAGGCGGCACCTGTGAGAATGGTAATCGCGGCGCCGTTGGCCGGCGAAGCGGAGACCGTCTGATATGCGCCAGTCGTGACAATGGCGGGGTAGATCGACAAAGTCGCGGCGCCGGAAGACGAGTTCGCCGTCGCGGTGACAACGAAATTTTGCAAAGCGCCTGTGCTGATGCGCGATTGCGGGTTGATCGCAAAAACGCCCGCAATGGTGAATGCATCGCCTACATTGAGCAGACCCGCAATCGTGCCCGTCCAGTTCGCTGTGATCAGAGACGACCCGGTCTGCCCGGCACCGTTGACGGTAGGCGAACCAACATAAGCTCCAACTGTTTGGACAGGGGTGTTCTGGTCCATGTAGATTTCGAAATTCGCGATATTGGCGAGGAATCCTTTCAACGCTGGTTCGGCGACGGATTTCACGTAAAGGGTCGTGAAAGCGGCTGCGAGAGACCAATATGACGCCGGGTTAAGAATCAAAGTGCGGCCGTCCTGGGGGACCGCGCCTTCATCCATGCGCTGACCGACGGCGCCAAGCGCGGCAAAAGTCGCGGGGATCGTGCCGGCAGTGCCGACAACATTCTGCACGGCGCTGTAATTCTGCAAAACGCCATAATCGACGGAATTCGCCAAAGTTTCAGCGGCTGGTTTGAGATAGCGCTCCGAAAACTCTTCGATGGTCAGCGTCAAATCCTGCTGCGTGAACTGGAAATCCACGTGGGTCTGGTTGCTGATGGTGATCGAGGTGCTGGGCTCCTGCACATCCTGCAAAGACAGCGCCGGGCCATTGACGGCCACAAAGCGATTCGGCTTGCGGATGGTGAGCGATGCCCCAATTTTAGAGAACTGGTTTTCAAACTTGCGATTGACCTTGCCTGCAGCGACAAGATTATTCTGCAAAATAACAAGGGTTTCTTTGGTGATCAGGGACGGCGTGAGCAGGGCATTGGTAGCCATGGCTGGACAACTCCATAAATGGGGGGATGAGGTCCATCTACAACGCTGATGCAGCGAGGCCCCTTGCGAGGCTCACCCTTACGGGGGTGATGCGGGCAGGTTTACATGACTGCCACAAGAGCCGGGACGATTAAGGCTCCCCGGGGCCTTGCCCCCTGATCCGCTCAGGGCTGCGATTAGTCGGCAATTCGCAATATAACCTTATCTTAATAATACCGCAAGATTTTTTTGCGCATCATCACCGTGACCGGGTGGCGCGCATTTCGGCCTGGCGCCGCGCGTAATATTCGTCACCGCTCTCTGTCTCCGGGTCCTTTTGCGTTGTCACACGCCCTTGCACGCGGCTGATCGGCGCTGTGGCGCGGCTGACATTGAGTTTCTTGCCGTCGCCCACCGTCGCCGATAGTTTGCCCATCTCTAAAGCCGCCTCGATGGGCCCCATATTGGCAATCTTAAACGCCAGGTTAGGATTCTGGCCGAGATGGTAGAGCATCTGCGGCCCGTTTTCCGACCGGATGATCACTTGGCTCATAACCTGACTAACAGGCAAGTCCGGGTTGAGCGCTACCGTTTGAAAATCCGGGGATTCAGCGCGCGCTGTTTCCAGCCGTGAGTTGAAGCTCTGCAGCGCTTCCTGTTGGCTGCGCTGCGTCTCTGCCTGCTGGCGTTCCTGAATAGCTTTGTCGTAGCCAGATTTCTCGGCGCGCGCCGCCGCCCAAGCGATCACGGCAGCATCGTATGCGTCCGGGTCGTCGAACTGCTCGCGCGCGGGTTTTGGCGCCCCGATGCGGCGTTCCTCGGCCTCGCGGGCCGCCTTTTGCTCGCGCGCTTCATACTCCTGCACGCGCGCCAGCGCCGCGTCACGCTCGGCCTTGGCGGTTTTCTCGGCCTGCGTCATATCACGGAAACGTGCTTGGAGGTCTGCCTTGCGCAGCTTGTTCGGATCAATTGGCGCGTCGTCCTGAATGATCTCGTCGACGGTCGGCTCTTTCGGCGCGGCTTCGACTGTCTCAGGCGCCACCTCGGCATCGGCGACGGAACCAGATTGGACGGCCTCCATCGCTTTTGGCGCATCGCTCGTGGCGGACAGCGCGGGCGCGTTGGTTTCGAGTACGTCAGACATAATCATCGATCCTTTTTAGCATTTGTTTCAACAAAACCGACTTGCCTGTTTTACGATCAATCATCTTAACGGTTTTCAACGCCTTCTCCACTGATTCCCGAATACACGACACTTCCTTCCGCATAGCCCACTCGTAGTAGTTTTCTTTTAAGCGCCAAGCTTCTAGCTGTTCGGCCTCTTGTTTCGATCTCTCGAATAGCTGGCGCTGAAGGTCTTCGCGCACCTTCTCGCAATCTTTCCAACCCTGAATGGCAGCCATCGTCACCTTTTCCACCTCGCGCGGCACGCCGCCGACAAGCGTAATCGGGTGTTCTTCACTAGCCACCACTAAGTGCCCCTCTGAGTGCGTTTCGGACCCATGGCCTTCTTCACGGCCTTGGCGTCGATGTTCGTCAACCGTCCTTGTTTCGGCCTGGCGGTGTTCGCCTCCGCCTTCTTTGCAGAACTTTGCGGTTTAGATTTTTCTTTCATGATTCTTGCTCCAAAAAGCCGATCCCGCTTTGACATGCGGGCAAAAAGTATTTTCCCCATAAACCTTCGTACGACGGGCGAATATCATCTGCCTTGATGATGGTATCGACATACCCCGTTTTTGTAGATGATGAGAATATAATCCTGACCGAAAGGTCGCCGTTATTTGCGGCGGCGCGGGCGGCGATCTCGTAGTCATCAAAGGTGTAGGGTTCGTCACTCATCATGCCACCTGCTGGGGCTGTTGCTGCTGCGCCGGGTCGGGCTTGTAAAGCTCCTGCGTAAACGCAACCACCTCATCCGCGAGGTTCTTTAGTTGCTGCCCTACGTCCTTGCCGGCCGCTGCTTCTGCCTTCTGGACTACTCCCAGGATTTTTGCCTCGAAATCCATTGAAATCTTGCGCATCTGTATCGCCCGGTCGGCGTCCTTGCTCTTGAGAGCCAGCATTGACGTCTGCAGTTGCATCGTCAGTTGCTTGATTTGGGAGTCCATGTTGCCGAGCAAGGCTTGTATCTGCGGCGGAACGTCATCGAGCGCAGGGCGCATTAGTTGCGGCGGCACAGCCGCGGCCAGACGACGAGCCATCTCGTCGGAGCCTTCCCAATCCATGTTTTTAGCAATCAGGTCAGCGATCAATTGCGCGGTCTGCGGCATCGCTTGCGCGAATTGCATCATGCTTTCGGCTGCTTCTATCCGGCGCGTGGCGTAGCTCGGCCCGGTCGTAACCGTCACGCCATAGCGGCCGATTGTGGGGTTGAATACGTCGATCATGCTGTCCGGCTTGAGCGGGTTTTGTCCCTGCTGCAAAGGCTTCTGCG